TACGTTTAGAATGTATCTTTTCTTAGCAGTCCATATACCTCTATCTGCAATTACCTCACGTCCCATCTGCATCTTCTGTTGGAATGCATTTGTATCTTTTGCAAGTTTGTCATATCCCTTTGCAAGTACAGGTTCGATAGTATCCTCTGCGATAGTATTAATGAAGTCAATAATTTTTGCCTTCGGTGTATCTTCGGGGAAGACTTGTTTGACTAAATCATCAAGAGTAATATACAATGAATCAGTATCGATTGCAATCACATAGTCTTTGTCTTCTGTCTTAAGAACTTGATTCAACCAATCATTGATTGTCTTCTCACCCCATTGAATAATCAACTGTCCGCTTGTGGTAATCGCTTCTGCGAGGTCAACACTAAAGAAGGCAAACCATTGGTTTGCAAGCGCACCATAAGCGGAGTTGAGTGCAATCTTTCTAACCTGTTGGTTATTATATGCACGTTTGATTAATGTATCAAGTTCACGTTTTCTCTTAGCATCCTTGCAAGATTCACGTTCAACTTGATACTCAATCATCTTTTTCTTCCACAACTTACGTTCATCATAAAACTGTTCCATAAGTTCAGGAAGAAAACCTTGTTTGTCTTTTTTGAATTGTGCACCATTTGGTGTTGTAGCATACTCACCTTTGATGACATGTTTACCATTAAGTAATTTTTCTACGGAAGTATCAATCTTTCCTTTAATCATTTTTTCAGGACTGATATTGTACTGCATAATGATATGTGGATACAGTGAGTTCAAGTCAAATGATACCACCCAGTCATGACCACCAACCAGTGGTTCTTTGACATAAGCACCTTCAATCTTGCTAGTCTTATCTTGACCACGTAATTTTTGTGGGGGTGTTTGGATTCCCTGTTCTTTGAGGAAGTTGTAGATAATGGTTTCCCAATACTTCACCATTCCAAATGTATCTGCGTAGTTACACTTGGCGGTATAAGCCATGGATTGAATTAGTTCAATGAAACCTAGTTTGTCTTCCAGTTCTTCAATCAGTTCTACGTCACGCACGTTGTATTCTAAGAACAACGGATAGTTAGTTCTATACAATGTGTGAAGAGAACCGTATTCAGAATAGTCAAGTTTACCTCTACCCAACTCAACATGAGCAATGTGGTCGAGTTTGTAACTCTCTTGCTTGACGAATGTATTTTTTCTATAGAGTTCTAGATAGTCAAGCACGTTCACACCATAGAGTGTGAATACTTGATTCTTTTGATATCCATACTGCGTGAATTCTCTTACGTCTGACATTCTCCAAGGCGATAGTTTCTTATGGTATCCATCACCAAACAATCTATCATATCGGTTACAAAGATATGTGATATCAAATGAGTTTACATTCCAACCTGTAATGATATCAAATGATTCTTTATCCCAATACTTAAGGAATGCTTCGAGTAAGAATGCTTCATCTTGACAATCAACATAGTCTACGTTGTCAGGTGCGTCCCAAGGGCCGATTCCAAACGTGACTGAGTTTTTACCGAAAGGTTTGATTGTGATTGCGTTGACCTTCTCCTTCGCCTCCATCGGGTCAGGGAATCCATCTTCACATTCACACTCAATATCAAGAGAGGCAATACGAATCAATTTAGTATTCGGTTCGATTGTACCTTGGAACTTATCTGCTATGTACGTATAGACATAGCGGTCATATCCATGGATATCAAAACCTTCTACCTGTTCGTATTGTTCTCTGAATTTACGGGCACCACCCATAGAGTTTAGATTAACAACCTCAAGTGGTTGTCCATCCAGTGACCTATAAGCGGTTTGTCCCTTTTTAGATTTGACGTAATGGTTTGGTCTGTACGCAACTTGAACTTTTACCTTCTTGTTGCCTTGGTAACCAGTTACCAGTATTTTGTCACGTGTTCTTGCTACATTAGTGTAAAAATCCATACTGTAAGTATACTACAGAAAGGATTATTCTACAAGATTCTTTTTGGATTCAAAGTCAAATTCGCTGATTGCGACTTCTTTTATATCTTTCCAGTGTGCGATTTGACTTAACTCATCTTCAACTGTCTTCATCAAGTCAGGATGTTCTGCTACACCACTTGCGTTCTTTGTGAGAACTTCCACATTGATTTTGTGTTTTAAAATCATCGCATCTGCTTGTTGAACTAAAGCAGTTAATACTCTATTTTGAAAATCTATCATACGTTTCTTACTATTTCTTGTAGTTCGACTGAACGTCTTCCTACTTGTTTAAACCA